ATATGCTGTAAAATATAGTCATCAAATTTGTGCAGGAGATGAAGAATAAATTAATTACAGAAGCAAGACGACAAAAAAGAAAAGCAAAACACAAAGCAAAAAGAAAAGGTAGAGTAGACCATAGAACTGGTAAACTTGGTAAAAGAAAATGACATTTTTACAAGGAATAGGTTTACTATTTACAGGCTTGACAGTAATGCTTATTTGTATTATAATCATGTCAGAAATAGAAAAGAGAAAGAAGAAGAAATGAAAGAGTTTCTATTAGCAATAGCAATATCTATGTTACTGATTTGTGGTATAGTTCTCACAGACTATCCTGAGAAGTGGTTTCAACATGGTATGAAGTGCGATGGTTCTATTGGTGGTGGTTGTGTTTGTACTGAAGAATCAAGAAGTTTTTTGTGTAAATGATTGAGTTTGATTACAATTTAGATTACAAAAATACTTTGTTTATGCCTAACGATAAAAGATATAGAATAGGTCGTGGTGAACAAGGTGTATTATTAGTCAGACCATATACAAACGATATTTGTCAGTATTGGCGGTTTAAGACGCCCTATGACGCCGCTATGTCGTCTATGAGAATACTTTATCTATATCATCAATACAAAGATCAAAAAGATTTTGTAGGTATGGATATGTGTAGAAAGTTTTTAGAAATGGGTTTTACAAGAGCAAGAAGATATGCAAATCACAAAGATGGTAAAAAGTATGATGAGAATGGTAAAGTAAGACCACAAGAAAAAGATTGGGCAACAAGTCCTAAAGCAAAGTCTGCTAAGGTATTCTATCAGGCAAGAAGTCGTGTTGTGGCCGACCCTAAATATAAACAAATGAGAAAAGAATGGAGACAGCGAGAGAATGCCAACATATAGATTTAAAGATCATCATACAGGCGAAGTATGGGAAGAGTTAATGATGATTTCTGAAATGGAAGAGTTTATCAAAACTGATACTATTGAATTATTGCCACCGACACAAATGAATATTGTATCAAGTGTGGGTAGTGTTGATAGTAAAACAGATTCTGGTTGGAAAGAGGTGATGTCTAAAGTTTCAGAAGCACATCCTAGTAGTCCACTTGCAGAACGATATGGTAAAAGAACAGTAAGACAAACACAAGTTCAAGCCGCAAGAAAGAAACGCATAAATCGTATCTTAAAAGGCGGTGGAAGATAAATATAACTGATACTATCGAGAAACTACAGCACGCCAGGCGATGGTCAAGAAGCTGAGTGGTCAATCCGATAATGTATCTAAGAGTGTGTAGCTACACCAACTAAAGGAAAAATATGGCAGACTTTGACTTTTTAGAAGGTTTTGATATGGATGGTGATTGGGGTTTTACCTCGGTCAAAGAGAAACCGTCAGATGAACAATCTAAACAAACAGAAACAGTTGTAAAACAAACAGCAGATAGTACTGCCAAGGCAGTTTCTAGCGATATAGTAAACAAATTAGATAGTAAACTAGATAAAGTTTTATCTTTAATTGGTTCTACTAAATCAGCAATCAACGAAAAGAATCAAACAGAATTAGATATTGCTAAAAAGCAAATGGATGATGAGTATGATTTAAGAAAAGATAATTTAGGCAAAGAACAAAAAGAAAAATATGCTAAATTAGAAAAACTTATTATACCATTATTAATTAAATTAGCAAAATCACCAGAGGCGTATATACATTGGCCTAACAGAGCTCAAGTTATAGAAGCACAAGTTAAAAAGATAATAGAAATCACAAGGGGAAAATAATGAAAGATAATCTACAAACAAGTTTAACAACAATACTACATCATGAAGGTGGTTATGTAAATCATCCTAAAGATCCTGGTGGCGAAACAAATCTTGGCGTAACAAAAAAAGTTTATGAAGAATATGGCGGCAAAAAAGATATGAAAGATTTATTAGTTGCTGATGTTGCACCTATTTACATAGACAGATATTGGGGTAAAATGAAATGTGATGACCTACCTAGTGGTTTAGACCTTTGTGTATTTGACTTTGGTGTAAACGCAGGACCAGGCAGAGCAGCAAAATTCTTACAAAGAATGATTGGCACCACAATAGATGGCGGTATCGGACCTAATACTTTGGCAAAAGTCAATGAATATGTCAAAAAAAATACTATTGAAGAAACCATAGAAAAATATCAAACTATGAGACAAGAATACTATGAAGATTTATCTACTTTTGCTACTTTCGGTAAAGGTTGGACTAGACGAGTTGAAGAAACTACTAAATTAGCGCTTGACTTAACCAAGTAAATCTGTTATAATTATATTATGAATCAAATGAATACTTTTTTAAAAGATAGGTACGACATGAAAACATTTAATCATGTTGACTTATCATCTTTCGACAAAAATCTTAGTTTACCAGACGTAACCACTCAAACAATCAAGGGTAAAAGATTTTATATTACACCTGAAGGTAATAAGTATCCTTCGATTACCACAGTTTTATCTGATAGAAACAAAGACGGTATAGTTAAATGGCGTCAGTCGGTTGGTAATGATGTTGCTAATCAAATTATGCGATCAGCCGCAAGTAGAGGTACAGCACTTCATACTCTAGTCGAAAACTATCTAAACAATGAAGAACTTTCAAAACAAGATGTGCTACCTGTCGCACTATTTACTATACTAAAACCCGAACTAGACAAGATAAATAATATTGTACTACAAGAAGGCGGCCTTTATAGCGACAAATGGGGTGTTGCAGGTCGTGTAGATTGTATAGCAGAATATGAAGGTAAACTTTCTGTTATAGATTTTAAAACCTCTTCAAAAGAAAAGAAAGAGGAGTGGGTAGAAAACTATTTTATTCAAGGTGCAGCTTATTGTGAGATGTACGAAGAACGATTCAAAGGAAAAATAGATCAAGTTGTAATTCTCATAGTCACCGAAGATGGTGCTACTCAAACTTTTATAAAAGATAAAAAAGATTATTTACCTTTATTAGAACCTGCAATAAAGGAGTTCAATGAAAAATTTAAGATTGAGTAATTTTATGAAGTTTGCTTTCATAATTATTTTTTTTATGATTATTACAAAAGAAGTTAGAGCAATACCTAATGCTGGACCTGAACTACCACCTGAAGTACCACAACCTGAGTTTAATTATAAAGGTTTATTAGAACAAAATATTCCTGTTTTTTGTGGCATAACAGAATTTGTCTTAGATTCTTCTTCTAAAATAATGGGAGAATCACAAGTAGCGGTAGGACAAATTAGAAAAAATGGACAACAATTTGGTGAACTTTTAGGTATATTATCTTTTGGACACAATGCTGAAAGAAATAGTGGTAGTTTTATAATGACAATGCCCGGTTTAGGACCTGATGGTTCAAACGTAAGTTGTATATTAGGTTATGGATTAGATTGGCAATTCTTTTATCATGACGGTACTAAAATACCACAAGAAGATTCTCTATGAAGATAATGAGAGTAAACAATAGGGACTAGGGGGCAGTACCCTACGCCTCCACCATAAAATTATGGGGGCGAAATAGGATCGACCGTTGACTAGAAATCGTATTGGAGAGGATAGTCGGAAGACTTTAAGTTCATTTTAAACGCAAACTATAATGAGTATGCATTAGCAGCCTAGGCTGTTAGGGGTTAGCCAGTACCTTGCAACAGAAACTGGCATTATATATAAGGAGATTATTATGTACGAAATATTTACCATTCTTTTACCAGTATCAATATTAATGGCTTGTGCTTATGGCATTGGATATATGTCAGGAAGTGAAGCAACAAAAGAGATTTATGATCCAACAATTCGACAATCAGACCTTGACAAAACTAAAAAAATATAGTATAATAGTATTATATGATAGTTACACCCAATAAATTTGCTTTACTAATTGAAGATATAGTAAAGACAAAAAGAATTAGTTATATAGACGCTATAGTCTTGTATTGCGAAAAAAACAGTATAGATTTATCTACAACAAAGTCTATGATTAATAAAACATTGAAAGAGAAAATAGCATTTGAGGCACAAGGTCTTAATATGTTAAAAGAAAAAACAGCAAAACTACCAATATAAGGAGATATTATGACAGGAGCAGAAGTAGCATTAGTGATATTCGGAACACTATGGATTATAGGAGTGCTTGAAGGATAGTGAATGGTTTTGAAGTATATAAAACATATTTGGCAATCAAACTCCACTTCACAAGTAAAAACCAATCTTAC